TCGAGAATCTTCTGCGGGGCGGCGCCCTTTTCGCAGATTCCACGTCCCAGGAGGCGGCCGGGCACGATGTCCCAGGGAAAGTGCACAATGGGGCGATCCTGCTGCGCAAACGGGTTGCGTTTCGCCTTCGCGCACGCGTGGTCGTTTATGATGACCACGAAAGCCTCGACGAATTCGTCGTCGTCGGCGTCAATCAGCTCGTCGTCGCCGTCAACGGCCTCCGGAGCCTCGCCATCCTTCGGGAAAAGCAGCGATTTCGGCACCAGGCCGAACCACTTGATCTGTTTCGCGTTGAAACTGTCGTATTCGCTGTCCCCGCCCTCTTTGTCGACGTGCAAGTCGTTCGCATCCGCCGGCGGGGCCTCGCAAAGCTCGATGTCCTTGCGAAATTCGCCCGATTTCTGGGCCTGGAGGATGAGGTGCTTGGAGACTTTCTCGATGACCGCGAATCCGAGGCCCTTTTCGAGGGTTTCGGCGTTCGGATCCCAGGCGCAGTTGCGCGGATTCAGCGCGCGGAGCTTGCCGCACGTGTATTTCTTCGTGTCCGACACCACCAGGCCGCCCGGGCCGACGCTCGGCTGGCGCTGGGCGATGTCCTCGAGCACGATTTCACCGAAACCCGACCCGAACACGGCCGCGTACAGGATCGCCTTGACCGTTTCGGCCGCGAAGTCGGTGTGCGCCAGGTCCTCTTTGAGGCGCGAGCGCACTTTGTCGAGCTCGGCGGCGGGGTCGACCGTGGCGGACAGGCCCTCGAACGGGTTCGCGGCGCTGACGCCGGCCATGCCGGGCAGCGGCATCGGCGGCGCGCCAGCTGGCTGGGGCGCCATCGGGAAAGCGCCAGCGATTGCCTGGGGCATCGGCGCTGGCGTGGGCTGCTCAACCTCTTTCTCGGGGCTGCCCAGGTCAAAATAGTCCGCGCCGCGGCCGAACACGGCCTCCTCGAGCTCGGCGGCCGCGTTCTCGACAGCCTCCGACAGCGCCGGATTGACGATCGTCGACCGCTCGGTCTGCCGCAAGCGCTCGCTTTCGCTGAAAATCCCGCGCCATAGCCGCTCCCACTCGTCCCACTTGGACGAGTAGTTGCTGTCGCGCCACGCCGTGAACGAGTTGACCCGCTCCAGGACCCACTCGACCAGCGGCTGGTACTTGTCCTGCTCCTGGCCCTCTTCGGCGTCAAGGTCCGGACCCTCGTTGAGGATCTCGGCCTGGCTGCCTTCGACGACTGCGGGTTTCCGTTTTGCCATGTGAATGCCTTTACTGCGGCAGGAAGCCGTGCTTGGCACGGAACTCGCCGAGTTTCATTTGGCCGAGGCCGACGGCTTGCCAGTCAGCGGCTTGTTCGGGGGTCATGCGGCCCGGGGCCGCGGCTGGCGCGGGGGCAGTGCCACCAACGGCCCCGTCGATCTGCAGTGCGCGGGCATTCGGGTTGAAGCCGGCCGGAGCCACCTGGCGCGCTGGAACTTTCCAGGCGTCTGGGTTCTGGTTAGCCGGAGCTGACCCGAAGCCGAAGAGCTTGGCGATTGGTCCGAAATCCATGTCAGTACCCGGTGTCCCTGTCGATTACGATGAAACTGCTCTGTGAGTCGTCTTGTTCGAGGCCCTGCCACACTGCTTCCTCGGCCAGCTGCGCGATGTAGGCCAGCACGTCGGGCCCGTCATCGTGCACAGTGGTCGAGGGGAACTGCAGCAGCTGGTCCTGCAGCCAGGGAACCCACTCGGCGCCCTCTTCAAATGCCACGTTGCCGTGCTCGAAGCGGCCCGCCAGGGCCCAGATGATCCGGTCGGTCTTGAGCTGGTTGCCGTGGCGCAGCTCGCCGATCGGCACCATCGCGTTGAGCCGCTGCATCTCCTCGCGGAGGTAGGGCTCGACCGCTTTGCGCAGTGAACCTTGCTCGATGCCAAAGGCCGCTGGCTTGTACTGGTGCACCGCGCGAGCTATCCGAAGGGCCGTCTCGCGAACGGACCAGCGGCCGTGTATCATTTTTGAGACATGCCACTTGCTGCCATTGACCTTGACCACGGCGATGGCCGTCTCGTCGCGGCGCAGCGATGACACCATCCGCGCCTTCTCTTCCTCGGCGAAGCCCGCCAGGTCGACCGCGATGTAGTAGCGGCCCTCGTGCGGCTCCTTCTGCTGCTTGAACCACTCCGGCTTGAACGTCGAGCCGCCCTGCGACTCGAAGCTCGCCATGTACTCCTGGCGGAAGGCCGCGGAACTCAGCGAGTTGATCGCGGACTTGATCTCCTTCTCGGAGATGAACGGGTTCTCGGCCGTGGTGAAAGTGAAGAACTGCCACTCCCCGTCCGCGTTCTCGATCGCCTTCTGCGCGATGCCGTAGAAGTGGTTCCGACCCTTCGGCGTCCCGATGAAGAGAGCTCGACCGCCGCCGAAGCGCGCCGCGTCGGACAGCGCCGGGCGGATAATCAGCTCCCAGATCTCCGGCTTCTGGTCCGCGTACTCGTCGATCACCACGTCCCAGAGGCCCACGCCGCGCAGCGAGTCAGGCCGGTCGGCGCCCTTGATGTGGATCTCGACCCCGTTGAACAGCTCGATGATGCCGAGGTTCACGTTCGAGTTCACGATCAGCGCGCCGGCCATGTCGTGCAGGCGCTTCCAGTAGATCGTGCGCGCCGACGGGTAGGTCGGGGCGATCAGGAACACGGGCATCTTCTGCTCGTTCCTGGCGTCGCACGCGGAGGTCAGGGCGCGCACCACGGCGAGCCACGACTTCCCAAACCGACGCCCAGCCACCGCTACGATAAAGCGGGCCGGGCAGTTGAACACCTGGCTCTGTGCCGGGTGCAAGTCAAATTGTAGGGTGACGTCACTCACCGAGGGCAGCGCGCCAGTCGGCACCCTTCACGTAGTGCATCTTCGCGCACGCCGACAGCCGCTCGATCGACAGGGCATACTCGGGCTCATTGATCCCGATGAAGTCGTTCTCGAGCATGTGCAGCGCGATCATCTCGTCGAGCTTGGCGCGCGCATCCGGGCAATCCTCGGCCAGCACCTCGGCCCACACGTAGCCGCCATACGGCACGGTGATCTCAGACATGCGGCCTCCAGGTTACGCCCAGGCACACGGCCCACACCCACCGCTGGAAGCGATTCGGCCGCCAGCCGTAGACCGGCCAGCAGAATTGTTTGCCGAGGCACAGGTAGCCCTCGGGTGGTGCCGAGAGGTTCCTCACCGCACGATCTCGTACACGTCCGGAGTGTCTGTTTCGCGCAACACCCCTGCGGCCACCAGGGCCTTGGCCCGGTGTTCCCAGACGTAGATGTAGCGCGGGCCGGGCGGAACTTCAGCCTCGTCCAGCGCGCGGCACACCTTCTCGAGCGCGGCGTAGTTAATCATCGCCGGCGCCCTCCGATGATCGCCATGCGACGCTCGTGGGCCATGTCCTCGTAGATCTGCAGGACGCGCGCGTCCACCATGTCGGCGAAGCGCTTGGCCTCGGCCTGGGCGGCCTCGCGGATGACCTCGGGCCACTGCTCGAGCTCGTTGGGCACGTCGACGTTGATAACGAACGTGACGCCCCTCATTGCTCGCTCACCACGTCGACCGCCGGCGTGGCGATCCCCGCCGAGCCGTTCACGATGATGGTGACGGAGGGCGCGCTCTTCTGCTCGTCCTCCTTGAACTCGCTCTTGCCCAGCGACTCCCAGAACGCCACGGGCGCCACGCGCATCAGCAGCTTCTCGACGACCATCTCGTGGAGCGGGTCGTCCTCGTTGAGCAGCGCCTTCTCGATGCGGGCGAACACGTGGGGCTGGAGCCCCGTGAGCTTCTTGTACTGCAGCGCCACCAGCGCGTCGCGGGTGGGCTTCTTCGTCGGCCGTCCGACGCCACGGCCGTCGGCCTTCCGTTCGTCGACGACTGCCTGGTGAACCGGATCGAGCGGGGGGCGGCTTGAAGCCAGGTCCGCTATGGACTGTAGCTCGACTGGTTTGGTAGGTGTCGTGGACACGGGTTTCTCCCTAGCTTCGTGGCCCGCAGGCGTCAGCGTCGGGCAGGGTTGTCGCGGTTAGCGGCCCCTC